GTTTATATGAGAGCAACAGGCAATCCAGGAAATGTAGGTTCAATGTGGGTAAAAGAAATGTTTGTTGACCCTGCACCTGCAAATACAAAGTTTGAAATAGAAATTAAAACTCCTGTAGGTGTTAAAAAGATTACAAGAAGATACATACCTGCAAAGCTACAAGACAATCCTTACTTGATGCAAACAGATGATTACTATGCAATGTTGGCATCATTACCTGAAGTTCAAAGAAAACAATTCTTAGAAGGTAATTGGGAAGCGTTTGAAGATTCATCTTTCCCTGAGTTTAATAAACAGCTTCATGTCGTTAAACCTTTTGACATACCCAGAAACTGGTTAAGGTTTAGAGCGGCTGACTGGGGGTATAGTTCACCAGCTTGTTGTTTATGGTTTGCAATAGACTTTGATAATAATTTATTTATTTATCGAGAACTCTATACACAAAAGATTACAGCCGATATCTTTGCTAGAAAAGTTTTAGAAGCAGAACAAGGTGAACATATTCGATACGGTGTACTGGATAGTTCTACATGGGCAAGACGAGGTGATATAGGGCCTAGTATTGCAGAGACAATGATTCAAGAAGGGTGTCGATGGAGACCTTCGGATAGAAGTCCAAGAAGTCGTGTCGCAGGTAAATTAGAATTACATAAAAGATTACGACCCGATGAAGAGACAGGATATCCTTCTTTATTTATTTTTGATAATTGTATTAACTTAATTAGAACATTACCCATGTTACCTGTCGATAAAAATAATCCTGAAGATGTGGATACTCATGCAGAAGACCACGCTTATGACGCATTACGTTATGGATGTATGAGTCGACCTATTCATCCTGTATCAAAAAAGTTTCAAGACTTTGGTGTTGGGCAAACAAGAGACTTTAAACCTGCAGATAAAGTTTTTGGATACTAATGGCTAAAGAAGTTAAAATAGGATATCAAAATTATACAATAAAAAATTTAGATTCTATCGTTTCTAAATGTAATGAAATTAATGGACAATTTCTTGCTTCCGATAGAATCATCGCTTTATCATCAACAGAAGATAATATATCTCATACGAATACTTTGATACATGAAATATTACACGGTATTGTATATCAATGGGGAATAGATTTAGACGATAAAGATGAAGAAAAGATTTGCAACACTATTGCAAATGGACTAACGACTGTATTAGTAGATAACCCTTGGTTACTACCTTACATACAGAAAAACTTAAAAGGAGAAAAATAAAATGGCAATAATGAAAACATACAAGATGGGAGACTTACCTGAAGATAATATGGGTTATGGCAAAGATGCTAAATCCCCTAAAACTGCAGACGTCAATGTCGTAAAGAAAGGTTCACCTCTTCCTAAAGATGGTGAAGGTATGCATGACGTTTCTTATCCAAAGGGTAAATCCAAATCTGGTGTAGACGCAAAAGTATTTAAATTAGCTGACGAGAAAGATTACTAAGAGGTATATATGCCACACTCAAATATAGGTAGTGGTTCGTATTCTGAAACCGATAACGTAGAAGCATTAGACGATAAAAAGGATGATAGCTTTGATAATATCGGTTACGTCATTGAAAGCCGATTAAAAGAATCAGAACAAGCACGTCTCTATGATGAAAAGAGATGGTTACGTGCTTATAGAAACTATAGAGGTATCTATGGTTCTGATATGGCTTTTAGAGATTCAGAGAAATCTAAAGTTTTTGTTAAGATAACAAAGACAAAAGTATTAGCAGCCTACGGACAATTAATCGAAGTACTATTCTCACAAGGTAAATTTCCTATTGGAATTAATCCGACAAGTGTACCTTATGGTATTAAAGAATATGCTCACGTTAAATCCGATAATGCCCCTGAAGAAGAAAATCAGAGGATAAATGATATCTATGGTTTTGCAGGAGATGGTAAAGACTTACCTCCCGGTACAACAACTAATGATATCTTAAATGGTTTAGAAAAAAAATACGGTGATGCTAATATAGGCTCTGGACCTGCACCTGATTTGCAGAACATGATGCAGATAGAACCTGCTATGGAAACTGCAAAGAACATGGAAAAGATTATCCATGACCAATTGGAAGAAACACACGCAATATCTGTCATGCGACATGTATTGTTTGAAATGTGTTTATTAGGAACAGGTGTTTTAAAAGGCCCTTTCAATTATGAGAAGGCACAACATCGATGGGTAGCAAGTGAAGATGGTGAAAAAGAATATGCACCTGATACACGATTAGTA